GTAACTAGAAAAATGGGTTTTGCTAAAAAAGGTAAAGTCATGAAAGCAATGGCTGGCAAGTCTGTTAGAGGTTATGGTGCTGCGAGAACTTCAGGAATGGGTTTACAGGATGAACAAATGGTTCCTGGTAAATCTATGGATTATTATAACGACTTAATGTAATGAATTATGGCAACGTCTGGAACAACAGCATTCGATTTAAATATCGATGATATCATAGAGGAAGCGTATGAAAGATGTGGCATACGTACTAACTCAGGCTATGACCTTAAATCAGCAAGAAGAAGTTTAAATTTACTTTTTTCTGAATGGGGTAACAGAGGTGTTCATTTATTTAAAGTTGAACAACAGACTCAAGCATTAACTCAAGGCACTGCACAATACACTGTGCCAACAAAAGTTAGTGATGTATTAGAAGCTTTCATATCTACAACTGCTGGAGTAGAAACAAATACTCAGGATGTATCTTTAACAAAAATTGATAGATCTGCCTTTGCTGCTTTACCTAATAAAGGAGCTCAAGGACAACCTTCACAATATTATGTTGATAGACAAGTTGTTCCTGTAATTAATTTATACTTAACTCCAGATGCTTCTACATTTACACATTTAAAATATTTTTCAATCAATAGAATTGAAGATGCGGGAGCCTACACTAATCAAGCTGATGTCGCTTATAGATTTTTACCGTGTATGTGTTCTGGGTTAGCTTATTATTTAGCGATGAAAAAAACACCAGATAAAATACAAACCTTAAGATTAATTTATGAGGATGAATTACAAAGAGCATTAACAGAAGATGGCCAGAGAACTTCTGTTTACATTTCACCACAAAATTACTTTGGAGATGGAGTTGCATAATGGCATTTGCTAGAGGAAAAAGATCAAAAGCAATATCAGATAGATCAGGGCAAGCTTTTCCTTACACAGAAATGGTAAAGGAGTGGAATGGTTCTTTGGTGCATATTTCAGAGTTTGAGCCTAAACATCCCCAGTTAGATCCACCACATACAAAAGCTGATGCGATCGCTTTAAGGAATCCTAGAGTGCAAAAATTTCAACAACCAACAACAGTAGCTAGCAATGATGTAACTATAGCTGACTCTGGAGGTATAACTGTTGGAGTTGCTAATCTAACTTTGCCCGGTGATTTTGCATTTAACAATCAAGGCACTAGTGAGATGAAACCAGCAGATCCTTCTTTACAAAATAAAAGAAGACAAGTTACAGCTTTAATTAATTCAGTAACAATAGGTATTTCATAATGGCAATAACTTATACAAATTTTTTAACACAAGTAAGAAACTATACAGAGGTATCAAGCTCTGTTTTATCAGATACTTTGCTGGATCAGTTTATTAGAAACACTGAATTAGCTATAGCAGGAGCTGTTGATTATGATGATTTAAGAAAGTTTTCTAATTCTACTTTTACTAGTTCTAACAGAGCAGTTAGTTTACCTGGTGATTTACTTTATTTAAGAGCTGTAAAAATTACAAGTGGTAGTTCTGAAATTTTTTTAGAAAAGAGAGATCAAACTTTTATAGCTGAATTCAACCCAGATGGTAACACTGGTGTGCCAAAATACTATGCTAATTATAATGATAAAAATATAATAGTAGCGCCTACGCCTAGTTCAGCTTTAGCTATACAAATTCAATACGTTAAAAATCCACCACATTTTGATTCGACGACATCAACTATGTTGTCAGATCAACACGAAAATTTACTTTTATACGGTGTTTTAGTGGAATGCTTTTCTTACCTCAAAGGACCACAGGATATGTACAACCTCTACAAAACAAGGTATGATACAGAATTACAGGCTTTTGCTCTTGAACAAATGGGATCAAGAAGAAGAGGTCAGTATACAGATGGTCAACCGAGAACTCGTGTTCCGGCTCCATCACCATAAAAATTTATAAGGAGAATAAAATGGCAATAACAACAAACGCAATTACAAACACATTCAAGGAAGAGATTCTTGAAGGTGTTCATGACTTCACTCCAACAACTGGAGATGTTTTTAAATTAGCTTTATACACTTCACAAGCATCAATTGGGGCAGATACTACTGCTTATCCAGGAGACTCTACTGGAAACCAAGTTGCAAATAGTGGACAGTACACGCAAGGTGGAGGAGCTTTAGTAAACGCTCTTGTTTCAACTCAAGGAACAGTAGCATTCGTAGATTTTTCAGACTTATCTTTTACAGGTGTAACATTAACAGCAAGAGGTGCTTTAATTTATAACACTTCAAACAGTAACAAATCTGTTTGTGTATTGGACTTTGGCGGTGATAAAACTGCTACGTCAGGAACTTTTACGATTCAGTTTCCTAACCCAAACAACACACAAGCTATAATTAGAATCGCATAATTTAGGAGCCCGGTGTTATGGCACAATTAACTTACACCGTTACTGTAGCAACGGGCAGCCTATACCTCGGTGGGGGTGCAACTGGTAACGTTTTTTATCTTAATGGTGTTAGAGATATAGATTTAAAATGGGTCAAAGGAGCAACGCTAAGATTTGATCAAAGTGCAGCTACTAATGACAACCACCCTCTATTTTTTGCTACTCAAACTTCTAATCCACAATCCAATGTCTATGGCACTGGAGTTTCTTATTATTTAGATGGTGCAACATCTCAAGCAAATTATTTTAATACAACAACTTTTAATGCTGCTGGAACAAGGTACATAGAAGTTACTCCTGAATCTGAAACAGATTTTTATTATGCCTGTTACATTCATGGAATTGGTATGGGTGGCGCTATTGATTTAACACAAACTACGTGGGGCGCATTAAGTTGGAATTTTGGTGAATGGGGTACACAAAATGAATTAGCTTTATCAATTGATGGCTTAAGTTTACAATCTTCCATAGGTGATTTTGATGCATTTTCTGACAGAGGTTGGGGCGGAAATACCTGGTCACACGGAAACTGGGGAGAAGTTAATGCAACTGATATTCAAGTTTCTGGTATACAACTACAATCTTCAATAGGAACATCTAACGCATTTCCTGAGTTTGGCTGGGGAGGTGGAGTATGGAACTCTTCTAAAGGAAGTTGGGGTAACTTGTCTGATGTTACAATTAATACTGAGTCTTTCCAATTACAAACTAATATTGGTGAAGAAGGAACTGAAGGCGAAATAAATGCAGGTTGGGGTAGAAAAACTTGGAATAATAATGAAGGTTGGGGAATAGCTGGCACATTACAAGCTGATGGAATACAATTACAAACAACAGTCACAGATGTAACAATTGATGCGGAGGTCAACACCGGATGGGGTAGACTAGAGTGGGGTAACGGTGCATGGAACGTAGCATTCTCTGTTGAATTAGGCTCATTAAGTTTACAATCTACAATCGGTGAAGAACAAGGATTTACAGACTTTATTGCAGAACCAACAGGTATACAGCTGCAATCAACGCTTGGAGATGCGCACGAAACTACCGCTGAAGGTAACGTAGCTCCTTTTGGTTTACAAGCTCAGTCTTCAATAGGGGACGCAGTAGGCGCTCAAGATTTAGATTTTGTTTTAGCAGGAATTGCTATGCAATCTTCAATTGAGTCAGTAGAGGTCGGTGCATTAACTTTAATAAATCCTGATGGTATTCAATTACAATCAAATATAGGTGAAGAAACAGCTGAAGGATTTGCATTAGTAAATCCTACTGGAATCCCTATGGCATTCCTATCACCTTCAGCAGATGCTGTTTCAATAGCTGAAGCTACAGGTTCGCAATTGCAATCATCTATTTCTGGTGTAACAGTAACAGGCACTGGTGTTATTGACTTAACTGGCATACAGTTGACTGGAACACTCGGCTCAATTAATATTACACCATGGAATGAAGTAGATTTAGGAGTCAATAATACTTGGACTGAGGTTGATTTGGCTGCTTAATTTTAGTAAAATAACAATATAAGGATTTAATAATTATGGCATCATCATATACAGCTCTCGGAGTAGAACTTCAAGTAACCGGTGAAAATGCGGGTACATGGGGCGATAAAACAAATACAAATTTACAATTATTACAACAAATCGTAGGTGGATTTAATCAAACATCAATCGCTGGTGGAGCAGGCACAACTGCTTTAGATGTTGTTGACGGAAACACTACTGGAACAGCTCAACAAAATATGATTGAGTTAACAGGGACAATCACAGGAAATAGAATTGTCACTATACCTACTGACGTAGAAAAACTTTACGTAATAAGAAACTCTACATCAGGAGCTTTTACTGTTGAATTTAAATACGCGTCTGGATCAGGAAACAGCGTAACTTTTGCTACTACTGATAAAGGCACAAAAATGTTAATGGCAAAAGCTGATGACGTAACTAACCCTAACATTATCGATGTGGGCATGGTTGATTTAACTGGTGTTCAAACTTTAACTAATAAAACTTTAACATCTCCTGCAATAGGAACTTCAGTATTAGACACAGGTGGAGCTGAGTTATTAAAACTAACAGCAACTGGTTCTGCCGTAAATGAGTTAACTCTTGCAAACGCAGCGACTACTAATAATCCAACGTTGTCTGGAACTGGAGATGATAGTAATGTCGGTATTGATTTAACACCTAAAGGTTTAGGAGCAGTTAAATTCACAAGTATTGGTAGCATTGAGGCTCTACAAGAAAGAGCGACTATAGCTGCAACTGGAACAACAGGGACTGTGAACTACGATTTATTAACACAAGCAGTTCTATACCACACAACTAATGCCGCTGGAAACTTTACAGTAAACTTTAGAGGGGACGGTTCAAATAGTTTAAACAACGTAATGAATACTGGAGACTCTATGACAGCTGCTTTTTTAGTTACACAAGGTGGTACACCTTACTACAATAGCGCCGTGCAAGTTGACGGTTCAGGAGTTACTCCTGAATGGCAAGGCGGTGCAGCCCCAACTGCAGGAAACGCATCTTCTGTCGATGTTTACACGTACACAATAATAAAAACTGGAGACGCGGCATTCACAGTGTTTGCAGCACAAGTTCAGTTTGCATAATAGGAGGATATAAATTTTATGCCAATTTTAGGTTCTTTCGGTGCAGGAT